GGCGCAAGCCTGCCAGGGATACAAAACAAAACACACAATGATAAAACGCAAGATCCCCACCAAGCCTGCAAAGGCTTCCCCAAAACTAGCCAGCCCAGCCTGGCCTTTCATCCCTGACAATGTCAGGGGTGGTGGCAATTGGGCTTGGGCTACCTTCTCAAGCTGCCCCCTGGCTACGGCCAAGGAGAAGGCTGAGGCAGTGGCCACCTGGATTAAGGAAGGCCAAAACTACAAATGGAGCTGCGGAGGAAGGGCAGACACCTGGTCAAAGGATAACACCAATGGCCAGCAATGGATCTGCCACTTCCACCTGGATAACACCAGACACCCGCGCACCCAGCAGGCCAACAGCTAAGCACCCAGCCCCCGCCAGATTAACCCTGGCGGGGGCTTTCTGCTTTGGTGGGTATCCTGGGCAGGGGTAGCCAGGGCAAAGGCTTCCTGGGGCAAGCCAGGTGGCACAGCGCGCCAGCCCTGTATGGCAGCAAAGCTGATAGACCTTTGGTGCATTGATATGGATGCAGCTTTAATTGCAATGATGTTGGCTGATGCCACAGCTATGACAGCTGAAGCTGGGCAGACAGTGACCATTGGGGCTAACACTTTCCCTGCTATGGTATCTGATGCCACCCTGAACCCTACCCTAGATGCTGGTGGCCTGATGGATCAGATCAGCACCACAGTGAAGATCCCAGCCACAGCTGCAGCCCTGGCTGCTTCAGCTGATATGGCCTTTGGCAAGAAGCTCACCTGGGCTGGCCGCACATTCAGGATCACCAGCAAGCCTTTCAGGAAGCCTGGATCTGCCTGGGTGCAGCTGACTGTGGTGGATGAAAACACCAGATAAGGCATGGCTGATATTACCATCACAGTAAATAGAACCCTTAACGCGCAGTGCGCTAAGGTGTTCAGGGATTTCGGGGCATACACAAAACAGATGACTGTTGACCTGGTTAAAGAGGAAGGGGCTTTGACCTGTCGCGCTGCCATTGATTTCAGCCCACCACTTGATGGTGCTGGTGGTGGCAAGGGTGATAAGAAGGTGGCTGAGAGATGGGGCAATTGGGCTGTTGCAAATGATGTGCTGACTGTGGTGGGTGAGGATAGCAAAACCCTGGCTTCAGCTATGGGATCAAAGAAGAATAGCTTGGCCAAATTTACCAAGTGGAGGATGGGCAAGCCACCAAAGACACAGGGGCTGGCAATGAAGATCTGGCAGGATACAAACCCTGAGCGCGCCTTTAAACGCGCCCAAAATCTATTTGGCCGATTTGCTGGAAATCGCATTGGCATCATTGAAAATGACAGTGCATTAAAGGCGCGCCACGATCGCATCAGAAAGATGTATAAAGGACGGATCAGAAAGAATGGTGGCCGTGATCCAATCACAGGCCAGGTGAAGGGTGAGCAGCCCCACTTTGCATCTATCCAGCTTATTAAAAATTACATTAAGACCGGGCAGCTAAGGGTGGGCTATATGAAGGCTGGCTGGATTGCTGCCATTAACAAGATTGGCACACCTAAGATCAATGGGGTGGAAAAGAAATTTGGCCTGCGCAAGATGCCTGTGTGGGTATCCAGGCACAATGCAGGCCACGGAGCTGTGGGGCTTAATGTGGTTAATGCAGCAGCCAATGATGTGCATTTGACAGTGCGCAATGATCTGGGCAATATCTTTGGGGTGGGCTACCTGGCAGGCACTAGGCGTTTTGTGATTGGTGTGCGCGCTGGAAAAATGTCTGCTAGGATGCGTCATTTTATGCGGATTGCTATTGAGAAAGCTAACAAAGGCACATCACCTACCTAACACTTTATGCCATCCAAATCCCCACTGAATATTACTGAAGATGCCTTGGCTGCTGTGCTTGATGCAGAAGCTGCCCTGGCTGGTTATACAATCTTTAAAGGCCAAGCAGCCACTGAGCTTGAGCTGCCCAGCATTATTGTGAGCTGTGAAAGTGCAGCCTACCCTGGTGAGATCTCGCAGGGCTTGGGCAATTATGTGTGCAAGGTTAATATTGGCATCTTCAATAGCATTGATGATGACACCATTGCCACCCACAGGGAAGCTTCCCAGGATGTGATGGGGCTGATGAATGACCTGGCCACCATCAAGGCCAGCTTTATCACCATCAATGATGCCACTTGCTATGATGTAACGCAGACCAGCTTGGATGAAGGCAGGGGTGAGCGCGCCTTTATGACCACCCTGGCTTTTGATGTGCTGATCTGCCTGAGCAATACCTGATGGGTGTTTGACCTTTGGTGCATTATTAAACCACTATACCAATGGCAATTAAGACACAGGGCACAGCCCACATTTATGGCACAGCTGGCACTGTGACAGGCTTAACTGTTCAAAGCTATACCACCAGCTTAAGCTATGGTAATGCTGATGAAGTGACTAATGCCCTGGGTGAAGTGATCACTGTGCGTTACTCTGATGTGCGCAAAAATCTGACTGTTGAAGGTCTTGTGCCTTCAGCCTATGCTGTTGCAATTGGCACTAAGATTGCTCTCACAGGCAATGGGTATGCGTTTAGTGGGCACATCACCCAGATTGAAGAGCGCGGGGAAGCCAAGGGCTTTATGCGCATCAGTGTTACTGCTGTTCAATACGAAAATATTACATCTGCTTAAGGCAGATTGACCTTCCAGGCTGGGCTTCTTAAGGTCTGCTGTAATGGCAGACCTTAGATTTTTCAGTGCCTTCCTCACCCCATCAGGCACATCCATCCTGGGCAAGAAGCTTAAGCCCTTCTGCCTAAAGCACAGGATCTTCCTGGAGGGAATTGCCAGCCCCTATGTGGCGCAGGATAAGGAGCTGACTCCCACAGATCTGCTGCTGGCCATCAAGATCTGTGCAGATGAAAGCATTGATGCCTTTACCCTGGCCGACAAGTGGAAGGCTTTAGTGCTTACCCTATCCAAGCCCAGGATGGCTGAGGCATCCCTAGCTTTCGTTAAGCACATTAACCAGCAGGGATCTTATCCCAAGTTTTACGAAAAGAAAGCCAGCAGCGGGGAAAGCTCAATCCCCTGGCAGCTTAGCATCCTGGCTACCCTGATCAGAAATGGGATAAGCTACAGTGATGCGCTCAATATGCCTGAAGCCAAAGCCCTATGGCTGGCCACTGCCTTCAATATCCAGCAGGGGGCAAAGCTGGATATATTGACCACAGATGATGAAGAATTGATTGACCATCTGGCAGAATTAGAAGCCAAGAAGCACAATGAGTAACGACCTATCTTTCACAATTTCAGCCAGGGATCAGGCATCCAAGGCTGTGGAAACAGTGCAGAAGAAAATCCAAAACCTAGGCACAGACCTAGCCAAAGGCTTCTTGTCTTTTGCTGCGCCACTTACCCTGGTGCAGACAGGGATCTCTATGATTGGTGATGCCATTGCTGAACAGAAGAAGAAGGTGGCTGACTCAATTGATGCTTATTCAGGTATTTCAGATAAAGCTGCTGATATTGGTGTGACCACTGATGAATTTCTAAGGCTTACCAAGGCAGCTGAAGCAAGTGGCATTGGGGTAAATAAGGTGGCCAAGCTATTCACTGAGGTCACTGATATCATTGACCAGGCCACCATCAGTGGCAGCGCGCAGGAAAAGATGCTGACTGCCCTGGGCTTCTCAGCTGAGCAGATTGCAGCTGGTATGCTTAAGCCCATCCAGGTCATTGAAGCAATGGGGGTGGCTATGGGTGGTGCATCTTCCAACACAGACAGGATGGCCTTGGCCACCACAATGCTGGGCAAGAGTGCTGCAGACCTTATCCCTGTGCTACTCAAGGCACAGCAGATTGCCAATGGCTATGGTGAAGATCCAGGCATCAGCCAAGATGAGATTGCCTTGATTGAGGAAAAGAAGCGCAAGGAGCAGCAGGCAAAAAATAGGGAGCAGGCAAGAATTGCTGCTGAGGAAGCCAGCAAGATTTTCTTTGAAAGCAATGATCCTGAAGCCCAAGCCATTATGGAAAGGGCAAGGAAACGATTGGATGACCTTACTAGGTTTGCTTCAGGTGGGGCTTCAGGTGTCAGTGAGATCAGCCCTGAAGCTGCTTCAATGGATACTATTGCCCGCAAGGAAGCCCTTGATTATCTCAAGAAACGCAGGGAAGCTGCAGCCCTGGCTAGATCTGAAGCTGGTGCTGGCTCAGCAGCAGCCCTTACTGAATTAGAAATGTCCAGGATGAATGATCAAGCTGTGGCCTTGGCATTGGCTGAGCAGGCTCAAGGTGTGGCTGATCTGGATAAGGATAAGGAAGCAGCTGCAAAGAATGATGCCAAGCGCACAGCCCAGGAGCTTGATGAAGCCCAGAAGGTCAAGGATGAGAAGGCCAAGGAAGCTGCCAAAAATGCCAAGCTTACTGTGTCCAGCCTGCGAGAAATCGGGGGTGCTATGGCAGGGGAATTCATCCCATCTGATCCTGCTCCTGAATACCTTAAAAGCATTGCTGAAACAGATAAAGAAATTCTCAAAGCCATTGTGGATCTGCGCGAAGAAATCGCATCAGGCAAAGCTGAAGGTGTGGATTTCACTAAAGATCCCAATCAAACAATGTTCACTGCATAACCTATGGCCAAAAAATATCAGGGTGATAAGCTCACCACCCCACAGCTCCAGCCTGGCTGGACAATTGAAAATGATGGCTTTGGCCTGCTCACATCCAGGCTGACCTTCATCTGTGATGCTGCTTCTGCTGAGTCAAAGAAGCCCAAGGAGAATGAAGCCCACCCAAAGGATGGCCGTCTGCTTTGCCATAAGGCCACCTATTCAATCAATGATAATGAGCTGGCTACAATCTCAGCTGATTATGTTGGCCTGGCATCAGGCCAAATGACCAGGGTGATGGTGTCTGGTGATACAGCCCTAAGCACCCAGCCCATTGATGTGCATCCTAATTTTGCCACAGGCAAGGCTGGCACATCAGGCAAACCCCTTAAGGATCTAGGCTGGGACATTGCTGAAAGGGCTTTTCCTCTTACCAATGCAGCTGCGCTGTCCAATGCCTTGGTGGGGGTGAAAAGCTACCTTGCACCAGATCTACAATTTTCAGGCACTTACTATACAAACAGTAAGGAGATCCTGCTAAATAATCAGAAGATGGTGGGCAAGACATTCAACACCATCCCTGGTGCAGCTGATATGATCATCCCTCCTGTGCTTAAGCCTATCAGTGCTTATCACATCAGATATGGCCTGCTAACATCCTGCAATTATGAGCTGTTTGCCAATGTGTATAAAGTGCGCTTTACCTTCAGGGTGGCCACAGGTGGCTGGCATAGCTTCATCTACGAAACACACAATTAATGAGCAAGCTGCAGCCAGGTGTGGGCTACACCTTCACAAGTGACAGCAAGGGCTACAGCCTGAATGTGGACACCCCAGGCAGGAAGCGCGCTGCCCTTGAGGTTTACAGCAATGCCATCAGTGCCACCCAGCCTGCTGTGTCTGTGCAGCCTGGATCAGTAAACAAAGTGATCCCACAGATTGGGGGCAATTACATTGATGCAGCTACCATCCCACAGCTGGCAGTAAGTGCCACAGGGTATATCTATCTGAAAGCTACCAGGGCAAGTGGCACACCCTTCCCAGCCACTGTAGAAATATTATTTGCTGCCACCTTGCCAGCTGACACAGCCAGCCTGGGGCATCTTGCCCTGGCCTCAGTGACAAAGACAGGCAACAGCCTGCAGATCAGCCAGCTGGTGCGCGCCAGCTTAATCACTGCCAGGGTAGCCACATCCCCATCAGGGGCATATTGGTATTGGTTCAATGTCTGAATATTATCCCAATGGGTATTATGCCAGGCTGACTGAAACCCCACCTGTATGGGGCACACCAGCAGCCACCAGCGCATCAATCGTGCAGCTTAATGGCCTGGTGTATCAGAAGAATGACAGGCACACAGGGGGCACAGGCAGGCCAGATCAGGAAGTGGATGGGGCAAGCTTCCGCACCTGGTCGCTTTATGAGCCAGCCAGCACCACCAATGGGATGCGTCTGGTATTAAGGCCACTGCACACAGCCATCCAATCCCCTGTGGTCAGCTATGATGCTGATGCCTACAGCAGCGCATCTAATTATTTCAGTGATGGCTACACAGTGCAGGGGGCAAGCAGCTCATTGGCAGCTACTCCAGCTGCTTTGATGTTTGCACCCATCCCTTTGCCCAATGGTGAGATGTATCTGGGGTGCAATTGCAGTCAGGTCTTTTATGCCTATGAGCCACAATATTCCCCAGGTGTTAGGTATGTCACCCCCAATGATGGCATCAATGGCTATACCTCAGGCAATCCTGGCATCCCTGGATCAGTGCCCACCACACCCCCATCAGGGTATGTGGTTTACCAGACAGAGTGGCCACTAAATCAGATGCTGCTCCTGGATCACCCCTGGTTTATTGGGCGCACATATACAGGCTTCTTTGAAGTGCTGACCAGCACAGCCCAATGGGTGGCAGATCCTGGCGCGCCTTTTGGCTACAGCTACCAGGTCAATGCTGCCACAGTCAGTGAAATCCCCATTGTGGTGGAAGCCCTGCAATCATCTTATGAAGCTTTGATGGCTGGCACTACTCTGCCCACCAATGTGGTCACACATCAAATCAATGGTGGCCTGGATACCTGGGTGAGCTTTGGGCAAATCGTTTTAAGGTCTATTTCACCTGATGCCACCAATTGACCTATCAGCAATTTTAGAAGCCAATGCCATTACCTATCACCCAAAGCCTGTTCATTGATGTGTCTGCTGGGCTTGCCTATCCCACCTACAGCAGCACCAGCCCCATCAGCAATCCCAGCTTCTTCCTGGGTGATATGGCCAAGCTGCGCATTTACTTTATTGAGCAGACAGGGCTGGGCACTTACCCCCGCCAAGAAGTGGCTGGCCTTGGCACTCCAGGGATCAAGGTGGCCATTGGTGCTATTGATGCCACCCCTACATCTGGTCATTTCCATCTGACCTTTGGTGGTAATACCACACCAAATCAGGCTTTCAATGTAACAGCTGCAGCCTTGGCCACTGATCTTAATGCGCTGGCCAGCATCATTGCAGCTGGTGGCGTGACAGTAAATAAAGTGGGTGATAA